GTTTCGAGTTCGAGGGCGGCGGCCCCGCCGGGCCCTCATACACCGACCACCAGCTTGACGAGGCCGTCAAGTTCCACCTCTGGCTCCCTCACCACTACCCGATCGTCTGGAAGTTCGAGCGGCGCGTCGATCTCTGGGAGCACCACGAGGTCTACGCCACCGACTGCCCCGCCCTACCGATACCTTGGGATCGCGCCATCGCCCTTCTGAAAGGAGAAGAACCCATGACCGACGCCGACCGAGCCTGGGTGATCCAGTTCAGCGGCGGCATCAAGCTAATCAAGGGAGGCCCGCCCACCGTCTACGTCGTCGACCACCGCGGCAAGCGCCCATTCCCTGGCGGCCCCTGCGAGTTCTTGAAGGTCGGCTTCGACTGGGACAACGTCATTCGCCTCACCGACAACGTCATCGCCGCCATCCCCAACGCCACGATATGATCGCTCTCCGTCCCTACCAGGCCGACGCCGCCCGCGCCATCCTATCCTCTGCCGTCAACGGCAGGGGCTTGACGTTCACCGTCGAGATGGCGCGCCAGGCGGGGAAGAACGACCTCTCGGCCTGGCTCGAGACGGCACTCCTGACCCGCAACATCGCCATCGGCGGCACCGGCATCAAGACGGCGCCCACCTTCCGCCCCCAGATACTGACCTCCATCGACCGACTCCGCGCCCACCTAGACGCCGCTGGCTATGCCGGTCTCCACCGATCCACCGAGGGCTTCATCGTCTGGCTAGGCCGCGCCCGCTGGCAGTTCTTTTCCGCCGAGCCATCCGCCAGCGTCGTCGGCGCCACCGCCCACCTCCTGCTAGAGCTGGACGAGGCCCAGGACGTGACCGCCGAGAAGTTCAACAAGGACTTCCGCCCGATGGCGTCCACGACCAACGCCACGACCGTTCTCTACGGCACGGCGTGGGACGACACCACCCTCTTGGAGCAGACCAAGCAGCAGAACCTCCTCCTAGAGCGTCAGGACGGGATCCAGCGCCACTTTGAGGCCGACTGGCAGCGCTGCGCCGAGTGCAACCCCGCCTACGGCGACTACGTCGAGGCCGAACGCGAACGTCTTGGCCCCAACCACCCACTCTTCACCACCCAATACGAGTTGAAGCCGCTCACAGGCGGCGGCCGCCTCCTGTCCCCAACCCACATCAAGCAGATCCAGGGCGACCACCCACGCCAGGCCGCCCGCGAGCCAGGGATCGTCTACGCCGCGGGCCTGGACGTGGCCGGGGAAGCCCCACCCGCCGACCTCCTAGCTAGAGGCCACGACGACACTGTGCTCACAATCGGCAGGCTCAGCCACCACGCAGGACGTCACGGCCCGCTGCCGCACGTCGCCGTCCAGACGCTCTACCGCTGGCGCGGAACGCCCCACAGCACCCTCTACGACGAGATCGGCGACCTCCTCGACCACACCTGGGCCATCCGCTGCGTCGCCGTCGATTCGACGGCTATGGGCGAAGCCGCCGCCATCCTACTCGCTCGCCGTTTAGGTCAGCATCGCGTCATCGCCTACAGGTTCACCGAGGCCAGCAAGTCCCACCTGGGCTACGAGCTCCAGGCCGCCGCCAACACCAACCGCCTGACCATCTGGAAGGCCGACGGCTCACCCGACCACCAGGAGCTGACCCGCCAGCTCGCTCTCTGCCGCGCAGTCTACAAGCCTAACCGAACCCTCCAATTCTTCCTCGCCGCCGACGAGGGGCACGACGACTGTGTCGTCTCGCTCGCCCTCTGCATCGAGGCCGGAAACGCCACCACGCCGACCGTTGCGCGTGGTATCATCCGATCATGACCACCAAGCCCTTCCCCCAACAGCTCGCCGATCTCCCCCGCCTCAGAGACTACAAAGCCAACCTCGACTTCTACAACGGCATCCAGTGGAAAGGGAAGGACAAGCGCCGCCGCCTCACCCTAAACTACGCCCACACCATCATCGAGAAGACCGCCGCCTACGTCATGGCCGGACGCACCGTCCACATCCAGCCCGTCGCCGACCCCGACGACACCCGCTCCCGCGCCGCCGAGCAAGTCCTGCGAGAAGCCGCCGACGCCAACTGCCTTGACCGCATCGACTTCGACACCGAGATCGATACCGCTGTCTTAGGAGACGGCGCTTTCAAGGTCGCCTGGAACGAGACCCAGGCCCGACCGATCATCACCGCCCCCGACGTCCAGGGCATCTTCGCCTGGCCCATGCCCCACAATCTGACCGACTACTACCAGGTCGCCCACCGCTACCAGCTATCCCCCGACCAAGCCGAGCTCGCCTTCGGCGTCACCCCCAAGCGATCCACCGCCACCATCGTCGAGCGCTGGACAGACCTCGAACGCGACATCTGGCTTGACGACACCCCGATCATCACCAGCCCCAACCCCTACGGCCTCATCCCCTTCGTCATCTTCCCCAACTCGCCAGTCCCGAAGCAGTTCTGGGGAGCCTCCGACATCACCCCCATCCGCGACATCGCCCAGGAGCTGAACCGCGAAGTCTCAATCCTGAGCACCATCATGGAGCTATCTGGCAACCCGATCGCTGTCCTGGCCGGGGTGGACGAGGCCCAGGACATCGCCGTCGACCCAGGCGCTATCTGGACGCTGCCAGCGGAGGCCAAAGCCTACCTCCTCGACCTTCTCTCCGGCGGCGGCGTCAGCCTCCACGTCGAATACATCAACACCATCTACCGCGCCCTCCACGACCTATCCGAGACGCCCCGCACCACCTTTGGCGACACGGGCCGCGCCATGTCGGGCGTCGCCCTCCAGATGGAAATCCAGCCTCTCTTGCAGAAGGTCGCCCGCAAACGCCTCATACGATCCGCCGCCTACGCCCGCCGAGCCCGCACCGTCCTCGCCCTAACCGACAAGTTCACGGGCTCCGACCACCTGTCGGCAGGCACCATCACCGTCAACTGGGGAGAGATCACGCCAGAGGACAAGCCGTCCGACGCCGGACGGGAAACCGCCCTCGTTGCCGCCGGACTCTCTTCCCCAACGTCGGCGATGTCCAGACTAGGCGTCGAAGACCCCGACGCCGAATGGCGCAAGTACCTGGACGAGATGCAGGAGATGACCGCCCTGGCCATCAAGGCCCAACCCCCACCCGGCAGCCTCGACTAGCCAATGGCCAACCCCTACCAGTCAGCTTGCGAGCGCATCGCACCCACAGCCTCCACCCACGCCTACTACCCATCACCTGGCCGCTACAAACCAGGCGACCCCGAATGGCATTGGGAGACCGTCACCCGCCCCACCTACCCCACCTGAACAGGCCCCCCACCGACCGGGCGTCGGCTCTACCGAAAACCCATATCCCACAGGACCCGCCACCTCATCACCCGCCTTCCCACCCTACCTCACCCTCCCTTCCCCCAATGGTCATGGCTCCAATGGCCCTACTTCACGCCCCCATAGGCCGTTGACAACTACCCGATACCGTGTAAACTTGACGGCAACAAGGAGGCGCACATGGCCGAGATAGACGACGCTGAACTCGAAGCCCTCAGAGAGAAGGCCGCATCCGCCGACGCCCTAGCCACCCAACTCGCCGAGCAAGCCACCGCCAACGAGCAGGCGAAGGCCGACATCGACGCCGCAACCCTCTCCGTCCGCAACGCCCTGGTCGCCGCCAACCCCCACATCCCCGAAGACCTTATCCAGGGCGAGACCATCCAGGCTATCGAGGCTTCCCTTGCCGTCGCCAACACCATCCACAACCGACTCACCGAAGCCGCCGCCGCCGCTCCCAAACCCCAGCTCGGCTTCCTCGGTGGAGGCGCACAGCGCCAGGCCGCCGCAGCGCCAGAGGGTATCCGAGGCATCGAGCGCATCCGCTACGGCCTCGCTAACAGGAGCGTGTAACTATGGCTCTCTCACTCGCCGAGGCAGACAAGTATTCGACGAACCAAGTCCTCGTCGGCGTCGCCGAGACCTCCATCGACGCCAACCCGCTCCTGGGCCTCATGCCCTTCGTCCCCATCCGAGGCAACGCCCTCCAATACCAGCGCGAGAACGCCGCCTCGCCCCCCACCTTCATCGCCGCCGCGGGCACCGTCCTAGAGGGCGTCCCCACCACGACTCAGATCACGTGCGCCCTCAAAATCCTCATTCACGACGCTGACATCGACAAGTTCCTGGCCGTCACCCGCTCCAAAGACCAAGACCTAGTCGCCGAGCTCTTGACCATGAAGGCCCGCAACTTCGCCGAGACATGGGGGGCGAAGGCCGTCTACGGTAGCATCGACACCGACGCCAACGAGTTCGACGGCCTCCACCAGATCATCGAGGACGACGTGACAGGCCAACAGATCCACGCCGGAGCAACGACGGTCCCTGGCGTCGGCACGTTCTCGCTCCTCGACCAGCTCATTGACCTCGTCCGCCCCCGACCCACCGTCCTCATCGCCAGCCGCCGCTCCATCCGTGGTATCCAGAAGCTGGCCCGCTCCCAGGGGTGGGACCTCGCCCTCTCCACCGTCCAGGGCATCAGCCGACCCGTCCGCTTCTACTCCGACATCCCCATCCTCCCCGCCGACTACATCAACGACACCGAGACCATATCGGGCGCCGCCTACGCCCTGCCCACCACAGGCGCGGCCTCCTCCATCTTTGCCCTACGCATGGACGAGACCGGCTTGTTCGGCATCAGCGCCGACGACCCCGCCGCCCAGGACGACCTAGAGCGCATCATCCAGCTCGAACTCATCGGCACCATCCAGACCAAGGACGCCAACCGCTGGCGCTTGAAGGCCTACACCGCCATCGTCTTGAAGGAGTCCCAGGCCCTAGCGCGGCTGGACGGCATCAGCTCCGGCGACTGGACGAACTAGGGGGGAGCCATTGGCCGGCGTCTACTGCGACCGCTGCAAGACCCAGGTGATCCTCGAACAGGACGGCGTCTCGTGCTCGAACTGCGGCGCCGTCCTCGTCACCCGCGTCCCCGCTCCCAAGCCACCCAAGCCGAGGAAGTAGCCCATGACCGTCGGCCACGACGCCAACTTCCTCGCGGAGAACGTCGCAGGCACCGCCAGCCTTACGGCCTTCGCCCTCCTGGGCTACACCGCCGAGACCGAGTACGTCTGCCCCTTCAACCTAGTCATCGCCCGCATCAAACTCATTCTGACCGAGGCCCGCACCGCCGGCACCTTCGTCCTAACCGTCTACAAGAACGGCGTCGCCATCGCCTACCCCGCGCCCTACAGCCCCATCTCTGCCGCCAACCCACAATTCCACGACCTGGTCATCGACCAGTCCCAGGCGACGCAGTTCACCCTCGGCGATCGCATCAAGGTTCTATACACCACCGTCGGCTTCACCCCCACCACCAGCGACGCCATCGCCATCCTCACACTGGCGAGGCCCTACGGCCCATGAGCACGTCCAGGCCGCCACGCCCCTGCCGCTCCTCTAAAGGCATCGCCGCCTCTCTCTACGCCCCCATCGTCAGCGCCCTCGTGTCAGCCGCCGTCGCCCTGATCACCGCCATCGCCGGGACCATCGTCTCTGCCATCCGCGCCATCCGTCGCAAGTGGAAGGGAGAGAAGAAATGCCCACCGGACCCGCCCAGCTCGTAGAACTAGACACCGCCGACATCATCCAGCTACAACACAACTGCCTGCTAGAACTCCTCCGCCGCCATCCCCCGACCTGGCCCACGTCGCCCATCTACCACATGGCCGCCCGCATCTTCGACGCCACCAAGGAGTTTCACGCCGCCCTGTCTGACTACGGCCGCCAGGAGTCCATCGCCCCATGACCACCACCATCGACGCCGTCCGCGCCCGACTGCGGGTCGACCTAGACGACCTCGACCCCACCGCCTACCGCTGGACGGACGCCGAGCTCGAACGCCACATCAACCACGCCCTGAACCGCATGAGCTGGGAGATGCCCCGCGAACTGTCCTCGAACCTCACCACCACCAGCGGCAGCCGCGATGTCTGGCTCACCTCCCTCGAATCGCGAATCCGCGTGACCCGCGTCGAATACCCAACCGGCGACTACCCGCCGTCCTACGTTCGCTTTGCACTCTGGGGCGACCGCCTCACGCTTCTAGTCGACAACCCGCCCGCCGTCGAAGACCTCGTGGTCTACTGGCTCGCCGCCCACGTCCTCGACCAGTCCCGCTCCTCCCTCGACGGCCCACTGATAGACGATCTACTCGACGGCGCCGCCGCCTACGCCGCGTCCCAGCTCGCCTCGTTCACCACCGAGCGCGTCTCCAGCGGCGGCCCGGGAGCAGATCGCGACTACGCCGCCTTCTCGACCCGCAAGATGCGCGCCTTCGACCAGGCCCTCAAACAGCACGGCTACCACGCAACCCTCCGGCCATCACAGCTCTACACGCCCGTTGACCCACCAGTGAGCCAGGACACCGACCCAGGCCCATGAGCCACGAGCGCGCCAAGAGCCGCACCCACGCCACCGCGCCTTCCTACCGCCGAGAGCAGCGCAACTACATCCGTCACCACCGCCGCATCGACAAGCTCGAAAGGCTGAGGCAGCGTCGATGCGCACCCTGCCCGCAGCCCTGACAGCGGCCCAGCGCGCCCGCTCCCGCCAGCCCTACCTACAGGTCGACATCTCCAACCGCTTCCCCGACGCCGTCGCCCCCATCTGGTCGAACCTCCTCACCGGAGCCGGAACCGACGTCCCCCACGCCGCAGCCGCCACCAGCGACGGCTACCTAACCCGACTCCAAATCGACGCCAACACCCTCTACCGCAACCGCTCCGACCTGATCACCTGGCCCAGCTGGACGGCCTGGCGCGCCGCCACCCGCCTCTGCGCCATCGCCGCATCCGGCCTGAACCTTGCCACCGTCGCCGTCGACAACGTGACCCCCACCACCATCTACCTATCGGAGAGCACAGACGGCGGCGCCTCGTGGTCGGCGTTCGCCCTCGCCATCACCCACACCAGCACCATCACCGCCATCGCCATCGCCCGCAAGTCAGCCGGAGATCTCTGCGTCATCGTCAACGACGGCACGGAGATCGCCGCCTACCGCCGCGTCGCCACCGTCTGGCAGGCCAAGGTCGTCTCTGCCGTCGCCATCACCGTCTCCGGCCTCGCCATCGCATACGAGGGCGACTGGAACTGCGTCGTGACGGGCGCCATCACCGGACGCACCGTCGTCGGGCGCGTCCTATTCGGCGACGGCTACAGCCAGGCGGTCGCCACGTGGAGCACCCTGCTAGTCATCGTCAGCTCCATCACCATGTCCAACGTCGCCTACAGCGCGCCCTCTCTCGCCTACCCCGACTGCTTCCGCATCGCCTTCCGTGAGAACTACACAGGCACCGTCGCCTATGACCACGTCAAGATGAGCTACCTTCCGGCCACCTCCGACTTTGTCGACGACGCCTGGCGCGAGCCCACCCCCGTCGCCCAAGACCACACCTACGGCCTCGCCCTCGCCTACGTCGGCACCTCCCCATACCCCATCTACCTGTGCGACCCCCTCTACGTCGACACCGCCTCAGTCGTCGCCAACTCCATCGACGTGACGGCAGACGTGCTCTCTGCCGACCTGAACCAGGCCGACCTCAACCACCCATCTACCAGCACCATCGTTCTGGACAACTCGTCCGGTCGCTACGACACCCTTGGCTCAGGCGCGAACATCGCCATTCGCAAGGGCGCTCGCGTCGCCGTCGCCCCAGGCTACGGCGCGCTCCATTCCGACGGCCCCGCCTACTGGATCGTCGGCCTCCATCACACCTACCCGAAGAAGGGCGGCGTCGCCACCCTCACGATCCTGGCCGCCGACGCCTGGTCCTTCCTGGCGCGATGGACAGCGCCCACCACCTACACCTTCCCAGCCACCGACAACGTCTTCCAGATTGCGACCTTCCTACTCGGTCGCCTGGGCTTCGAGTTCTTTTCCGCCAGCTCGTCGCCCGACATCACCAACCTCTATCCACAGTTCACCATCACCGCGGGCACCACCGCACTCACCGCCCTCCGTGCCCTCTTCCGCCTCGTGCCCGACGTACTCTTCAACCGCGCCGGATACGTCTACTGCCGATGGCCCCAGGCCAGCGACGCATCTCTCATCCCCTACGCCTGGAACCACAACCCCGCCACCCAGCACGAGCTCAGCGCCGCCGACTACCACGACGACATCAAGGACAGCAACCACCAGCGCGTCATCGCTGGCCCGCTCGCCAACATCATCGCCGACCGACTCGACCTGGCCGACATCGCCCTCTTCTACGCCAGCGCCCACCAGGTCGCCGCATCCGACATCACGACAGGAGCGAACGCGACGGCCCGAGCTGACGCCGAGCAGCGCCGCGTGGACATCCCCGCCCGCTCGGACGTCATCCTGACCCCCGTCCACTGCGGCGTGGAACCCACCGACCCAATCGACATCACCGACCCGCGCCTTGGCCTGGCCAGCGCGAAGAGACGAGTGCTCGCCATCAACCTCAGATACCAGCGCGACCGACCCGCCACCTACGAACACCACCTCACACTAGGAGCCGTCTAATGCCGCAGCCGTCCACCCTGCCAGCCGAGTCCCTCTTCAAGGGCTTCATCCGCGCCTACCACGTCGGCACTCACACCGCCGACGTTCAGCTCGCCGCCTCCCCCCGCGAGACCATCCCCGCTGTCCGCGTCGCCACCCACATCCACGCCGCCGACGCCGTAGTCGACCGCGAGTGCACCGTGCTCTTCTTCGGCGCCGCCAACTGTCAGGACGCCCTAGTCATCGGCGTTCAGGGCGCGCTCCCTTCTGGCGGAGGCGGAGGAGTCACCGACCACGGCGCCCTCACTGGCCTGGGCGACGACGACCACGCTCAGTACGCGCTCCTGGCCGGACGCGCGGGCGGTCAGTGGCTCATCGGCGGCACCGCCAGCGGCGGCAACCTAACCCTACAATCGACGGCCCACGCCACCCGCGGCCGCGTCTACGTCGTCGACGACCTCCAACTCCTCGCCGACAACCTACGCGGCTCCGACGGCACCAACCGCGTCCAGCTCGCCCCCGCCAGCCCGCACATCCTCCTCACAGGCAACCCCAGGATCGACGGCTACCTCGCCATCGCCACCCCCCCCGACCCGACCATCCTCCTCAAAGCCGCCAAGACCGAGGCCGCCCTAGGCGCACTCTACGGCGCCTACCTCCTCCCAATCGTGCAAACCTCCGGCGGCATCTGCGTCGGCATCGGCGGCCTAGCCACCGACTCCGGCGCCGCCGTTGGCGACAGGGCCTACACCAGAGGCCTTCTGTTCGCCGCCAGGCACAGCGCCGTCGACACCATCCAGGCCGTTCAGGGCGGCTACCTGAGCGCCGAGACCATCAGCGGCGCGGGCAACGTCACAGTCAGCGTCGCCGGCCTGTACGTATTCGCCGGCCTCGCCGCCAACGTTAACGTTGCCCAATCCGACGGCATCTGGATCAGGAACTTCGGCAAGGCGCTCGTCGTCACCGCCTGCGGCCTCCGCATCGACGACCAGACCGCAGCAGGCACCAACTACATCCTCACCCTCGGCCCAGCCACGCCCTATATGCGACTACTCGGCGGCGCCGACCCGGCCGCCAACCAGACCAACCTCTACCTCAAAGAGGGCACCAACCTACGCCACGTCCGCGTCTACGACGACGGCACCCGCAAGTATCTCATTCTCGTTTGAAGGAGGACGCCATGCCTATCAACAAGGACAACCTCACCGCCGCCGTCTCACTACTGGCGGCACTCGCCCAGCGCCACGACACCCTCCACCAACTCTCCGCCCAGCTCGCCAGCCCCATCATCTGGCGCTCCATCGACGGCT